GGATCTAGCCATTTCTTTATTTTTGGTGTCTATGGCAATTTGTGGGTCTACGACATCATCTACGGGAGATCCACCAGCAAGTCTTCGTCCAAGACCTGTGAGCATATTTCCGGCTCCTCGTCTCAAATCTCCCATCATACCTTCTTCAAGGTTTTGACGGTTTTGTTGAAAATACATGTTGTCCGGACCAAAAAATTTGTCAGATGGGAAGAATGAATCGCGCATAGAGTATTTATAAATAACTATAAGGAGATACTATGCTAGAAAAAATTAAAAAGTTTGTTAAGAATGTGCCACTTATCGGTTGGGTTGTCGTTGGAGTAGTTCTTGCTGCTCTTGTCATCTTTAAGGTCTCGGAATCCAAGGGACATCCTGGGTATCCTCAAGAGACACCTGTAGTTGCTCCTGCCAAGTAACTGAAAGGGCTCTATATAGCCCTACGATTGGTTATAAGGGGTTCTGATTCATTATCTGAGTCAGAACCCCTTATGTATTGTGAAAGGCTGTGAGAGCCTCGAAAAAGTTAATTTTTTGGAGCCGGAATAGTTAGAGGTGGTCTAACTGGACCATATCGACCAACATCAGGTGGCATTCTAGGTGCTGGTCTAGGAACTGCTACTAACTCACCACGATCATCTTCTGAGCCGTAGCGTGCTTTTCTTCTAGCCGCTGCTTCTTTAGCTGCTTGAGTATATTCTGCTTGCGTTGCAGGTGCTCCTCGGCGTTCAACTTGTTCTGGACCACCTGTAAGAACGGAACCAATTTTTGCATAGGTTTTTTGTTCTGGATCAAAATAATCCATACCAACTTTTATTGCCTTACCAGCCATGTAACCAGCACCACCAGCTCCAAGTGCTTTGGCACCAACTATTGCAAGTGGTTCTGTAGAAGCACTGCCTTCTAAAGCAGTTTCTACACCAGTCAATGCTATTGTACCTAATGCCCCTAAACCGGTTGCTGTTCCGGGTGCAATAACAGCTCCTTTAAGTATATCATCTGAAAGTCTATCAGATTGCTCTTGCTTTGTAGAGTTTTTAACTTTATTTTTTTGAGCATCTTCTTGATCTTTGATGTATTGATCTTCTTCTGTTTCAAACCTTTTAGGATAAAGTCTATTTTCAGCTTCAAGTAACTGTGTTAAGCAATTAATTTTTTCTTGCAGTTGTTCCGCTAAATTTTTGTAGTATTGTGATAAGTAATTCATATTATTTACGATCCTATTTAATCAACTTTTGGGCGTTCATTATACATCTTTATGAATGCTGCATGATCTGGGTGTGCTCTTAGTACTCGCCTACTTATATCAGCCATCACCTTTTGTCCTTCACCTTGATCTATTAACTCTTGTGGTGTCTCATAGGATTGATAAAAATCAGCTACTGCTTTTTGATGTGTTGGTGTATGGTTTCCATAAGTTGACAGTGGACGACCTCTATGTGGTTTAGATAAAGCATCACGTAAAGCTTGTTGTCTATCTAGGAACATTTTAGATCCAGTTCGTAGATGAGCATCATTATAGTGATTAAGTGATCTAGCCATTTGAGCATACTCAGCCCCTGGATACTCTCCACCAAAGTTATCTACCTGATCTACACCAAGATCTTGTTCTTCTTCGTCTGTTCGGGCTGCAATGTTTGGTGCAGCGTCACCACTGTCATCATAGGCAACAGTCATTGGAATGAAGGTTGGACGACCTGCTTCATTAATTGCCTTTTGAAGAATTACAACTTTCTCTTGAAGTTGTTCCGCTAAATTTTTGTAATGTTGTGTTAGATAATTCATATTATTTATTTACGATATTAATGAGTGTATCTTGGATCTGGAGAAGGCATCTTTTCAGGACCAGGATGAAATCCAGGAGTGTCTCTAGCCGGTGGCTTGGGGCTTTCACCCATTACGGTTTGTTTTCTTAACATTGATTGAAAAACATCACTATCGATATCTGTATGATCGTCATCAATCGCATCACTAAAATCAATGTCCATAACATCATCATGATGAACACCATATAGCGTTGGATCCTCAATTGCTCGTTCTTCGTGATGATATGCTACTTCAGGACTATCCTGCATGTAACTTCTCAAAGTAGAACTTGCATGATCCAAATCTCTGAATCCACCTTCTCCAGCAGCTTTGTGAAGATCTGCAGCAACCTTTAGAGTAAGCTTTCGTCCGTGTCCTGTGTTTTGTCCATATCTATCACCAAAGGCAGTAGCCATATGAGCAATAACAGTATTATGAAAGTCTGGCATTGCTGATATTTTTGCTGTTGCAGCGGCTACTTCTTCAGGACTTCCTAGCTTATCGGCATCGGGACCATCAAAGTTATTTGGAGTAGAATCTGCTGTTTCAACAAGTCTTTTTAGGTGATTAACCTTTGATTGAAGTTGTTCCGATAAATTTTTGTAATAATTTGATAGGTAATCCATAAAAGTATTTATAAAAAAAAACTCTGAATCTTTTGGACTCAGAGTTTTTATTAAAAATTTTAAATTATCTTAACCCCTAAAGTCAGGATGATATCTATAGAATTGACGAGCATCGTGTGGATCGGTCCAGTCTACGGCTCTTATATCTCTAAGTTCATGATCTGGATTGGCACTATCAACTTCAAATGTTTTTGGAGCCTCTCCCGGATCTTCGTTGTCCCATGCCCATGGTGCTGCACTATTAAATGTGTAATGTTTACCATCTTCACCTTGTGCAATAAAGTCTGCACCTTCACCAGTTTGATTATATGCACTTCCACTGACACGATCTATAATAGAAAGTTTCATTCCCTTTGGTTTGGATTCTTCAACTACTCTTCTCATCTCGCTCTTGCGAACCTTAAGTGGTTTACCAGTTGTATAAATGTTATTTTTGTCTGCATCATCATCTGCAAGTTCATGTGCATCATTAATTTCAGTTTCTTTGGATACTCCGACAATAGCTCTACCAGGTTCAACATCGACTTGTCTTCCACGTTTCTTACCTTTTCCTTTTGCAAGACGACCTTGAAGAGTAGGATGATATTCTCCTTCATCTCTTTCTGCATCATCAATAATTACATCTTCAGTTTCTCTTGCTTTTTCAAGTAATCTTTGAGCAGCTTGTTTCTGTTTCATCAAGAAAACTTGGTCTTGGAGGTTAGGAACGTTATTAAAGTCGTTTGGGAAAAATGAGTATGACATGATATTATTTATAAAATAAAACAAACCCGAAAAAAATGCATAAATAAATGTATGAGAAATAATCAACCTCTTAGTTTAGAAGATACTATTCGTGCTGTACACAATAAGCACAAAAATCGTCCAAGTCCATTATCAATGATTCAAGAAGACAGTAATATTCCTATGAGTCCTACTCAGGTTCCAGATAACATGAGACAGGCTCCAAATATTCGAGATCAACTCTTGAATAATTTTATACCAACAAATTCTAGATTTAGTTAATATACTCTAAGAGACTCTATAGTACTAGTACTTTAAAGGTACTTAAGATATTCTTTTATATATTCTTTTATAGTTTACTTTATAGTTCTCTAGAGAACTTAGTCCCTCTAACAACTTAAAGTTTCTGTAAGTATATCAACTGAACTTTAAGAGTCAAATAAATAATAATATGATTCTTGAAAAAAACAAATTGCTTAAAACTTTCTATACCCTGACCATGGAAGACAATGGTCCAAAGACTTTATCTGAGTTAATTTGTAAAATTGCTGTGAAAAAGAAAGAACCCTTTGCTCAAATTTTTGTATTGATTCCTCCTCCGTACATGCAGGCAGTTATGGGATACATACAAACTACAAAATTAACAGTCAAAAATGTGGTTAGCGATAATCAAAATTACATACTGGAGTTCTAATGGCAGAAGAGAACGAATTAAGTTTTAATGATCAGATTCTTAATCAACTATTAAGTACTAGTCATAATACAAGTAAACTTCAAACTTTATACAGAGGTTCAGATTTACAAAAAGAAACATATGCATCATTAGAAAACGATGATCTTGCATACAGACAGTTTATAACACGTACATATGGTTCATATGAAAATTATCTTGCACAAAATAAAATTAATCAAAATATCAATGTTTATGATCCTATGACGGATTATATCATGGATGTTACTGTTATTACTAAAGATACCGCATATAAAACTGATCATATTTCTACACAAGAAGTTATAATGGAAAATTTGACAGGTGTCTGTACCGTATACTTTAACAAGAAATCTAATGGTGCATCTAGACGTTTAACGTGTACTCTGGCACAAAATAGTATTCCTACATCTCAATCAAATACAAGACAACTTTTCTTTTATCCACAAAAAGGTGATCGTGTAGTTGTATGGGATGTTAATGCTCAGGGTTGGAAATCTTTTTATATGTCATCGGTTATTAAGTTTATTCGTGACGATACAACTGGATTAGAATAAATAATAATATCATGACCACCGAAGAACAAAAACGTATTGATCATCTGTACGCAATACTATTTCGTGAGTCAAAGATTATCGTCTCTAGTTACGAAAAATATTTAAAAGAAAAAATATCATCTAAAGAGTTAGCACAAAAGATGTTAAGTCTTCGAGATGCAGTACTTCGTATAGAAGACTCAAATAAATAATTGACATAGATTGTGTTGGTGATATACTAACATTGATGACTATTAACTACGAACCAAAACTTGATTACTCTGATGTTTTGATTGTTCCTCAAATTTCTGATGTAAAATCTAGAAACGATGTAAGTTTAGACGTTTCCACAAATTTTAAATGTGGTAGATATTGGAAAGGTACGCCCGTCATGGCTGCTAACATGTCTACCATCGGTACACATGAGATGGCACTTGCTCTTTCCAAGTATAACATGGTAACATGTCTTAAAAAGGGTTTTGATTATTATGATTCCTTTGTTAAACAATATGCCGATAAAGAACATAATGTTGCACTAAGTCTGGGACTAGATGCACAAAGTAAATTGTGGTTAGATACACCGATCACAAATGATCCAACGTTTATTTGCTTAGATGTAGCAAATGGTTATATGAAAGAGTTTCATTCTTTTGTTAGAAAGGTAAGAGAGAAATGTCCAACGTCGATAATTGTAGCAGGGAATGTGGTGACACCAGAAGGAGTGGAAGCCTTGTCGCTTGCTGGTGCAGACTTAGTGAAAATAGGAATCGGAGCCGGGTCAATGTGTCTGACACGGAGAATAGCGGGAGTGGGATACCCCCAATTGTCCGCAGTAGTAGAGTGTGCAGAAACCGCGGCAGCATTAGATATTGGGATCGTTGCTGATGGTGGAATAGTGCATTCTGGAGATATTGCAAAAGCATTCGTTGCCGGTGCAGCATTTGTTATGGTTGGTGGAATGTTTGCAGGGCACGATGAGTGTGGTGGTGAAATTCGTCATAAAGAGCATGGACAGCTCACAATGTTGCATTATGGAATGAGCAGCAAAACTGCAAATGACAAATACAATGGTGGTCTATCCACATATCGTGCGTCAGAGGGACGCACAGTGGAGGTTCCTTACCGTGGACCTGTATACAATACGATACAAGAAATTCTTGGTGGTTTGCGCTCGGCTTGTTCTTATGTTGGTGCTTTTGATTTGCCTTCTCTATACTCCAATGGTACATTGGTAAAGGTTAACCGTACAATCAATAACATTTTTGAGGAACATGAAATATGAACATTTTTGTTTTAGATAAAGACCCGTATGTTGCCGCACAGATGATGTGTGATAAACATGTTGTCAAAATGATTCTTGAAGGTTGTCAGATGCTTTCAACAGTTCATTCTTTAGATACGGTACAAGAAAATAAAATAACATTGTACAAACCATGTTTTCATAATCACCCATGTACTATTTGGGCAAGAGCATCTAAATCAAATTATTATTGGTTGGCTAATCATACATTTGAATTAACAAATGAATATAGTAGTCGTTATTGTGGTAAAATCCATAAATCTACTGATATGGCATATTGGTTTACTAAAAATGCACCAAGCAATCTCCCAAATACTATTTGTACTGACTTTGCACAAGCAATGCCAGAACAATATAAGAACGTAGATGGAGTAGCCGCATATCGTGCGTATTATCTTGGAGAGAAAGCTAAATTTGCTAAGTGGAAGTTAGGAAATGAACCTATGTGGTTTACCGTCGCTTCCCTTTCTGTTTAGGTGGCTCATTTAATAATGGTGGAATAATTGGACTATTAGGGTCTTGAGTTGGTGTAACTTTTGGAGTTACTACAGGTTCTACTTTTGGTGGTTCTGTTGGTTTAATAGGAGTTTGTGGAACAGGCTTGGGTTCTGCGACTGGTGTACATACTCCACCTTCACAATTTAAAAATCCACTTTTAAATTTTTTAACATTACCAGCCCAATTTTGATTTAACTTAGTTGGATCGTTTGCAACATTTGGTGGTGCCCATCGGGCTCCCATAAAGTCTTCAAATGATAATGTTTTATCAGATGCTTCATAACGTTTTCTATTAGAAATAATAGAAGCTGCAGCCCAACCAGCCTGACGATCTAAAGACGTTTCAGGAGTATCTCCTGGTTGTCCCATGGCTTTTGGATCTAATACACCAAATTCGCGACCCTGTCTCCCATTTTCTGCTCGTCGTATTGCACCTAACATTGCTAGACCATCATAATCTTCTTTGTTAATACCATTTCGTTCTGCTGCACCCATCATTATTGCATATTCTTTTCCAAATTCTTTTTCTAATTTATTATGAAAATTTTGATGATATGTGTTAACTGGTTGTTTTACTTCGCCAGTATCTTCAAGCAAAAATTGTTTAAATCTTAGCATATATTAACCTTTGACTTTGCTGCAGTTCATGGTATAATATGACAAAGGAAACATACAATGAACGTTCAACTATTTAGACTAAACTCAGGCGAAGAAATTTTGACTCGATATGAAGAAACTGAAACTGGATATGTCTTTAAAGACCCAGCAGTTTTAATTCCAATGGAACAAGGGCAAATTGGTATGATGCCTTGGATGATGTATACAGACATTTCTAAAGGTGTTACTATTCCAAAATCATTTATTGTTTTTCATGTAAGCCCAGTAGCTGCACTGAAGAATCAATATGATGCTAACCTTAACAAAGGTATCGTTGCACCTTCGAAGTCTTCGAAGTTAAAGTTGACGATGGATTAAATTGGATATAAACACGATAACTAAACTTTATGTTCCTATTGCCAAACCTATATCAATGGCAATGGAAAGACAAAAGAAACATATTTCTATTATTTTGTACAAAAAAGAAATTGTTGCTATTGGACAGAATGAGTATAAGACTCATCCACAAAGTGTAAAACTTGGGTATAGGTATCCTGAGATGCATTCTGAGTTAGATGCATTCAGAAAAATCCCAAGAAGTTATCGTGATAAAAAATTAATCCTTCTTAATTTTAGATTTAATCGGTTTGGTGTTTACAGAAATGCTAAACCATGTCCAATATGTCACAAATGGTGTGCTGATATTTTTCATGATATCTTTTATACAAGTGATGACGGAATTCTTAAATTAGAGGATTAACCAATGGAAACACGTAATATAATTGATCATTACCATTATTGGGAGCATGATGCAATATTATCCGATTTGGACGATAAGCGTTTTAATTATTCAGTTGTCTGTTGTAATATTGGCAATGATTTTAATATTGCCACCGTTATACGAAACGCTAATGCGTTTCTGGCGAAAGAAGTAATTATCTATGGCAACAAAAAATATGATAGGCGTGGCACTGTTGGCACTCATCACTATACCAATTTTCGTCATGTACGAACTATTGATGATTTTGGATCGTTTATTGAATCCAAATCACGTGACACCGGAGGACAGATCCGACTCATAGGAATCGATAATGTTCCTACTGCTAAGGATGTAAGTACTTATGATTTTGATCCAAATATTCATTACATAATGATTTTTGGGCAAGAACAAATTGGTGTACCAGCAGAAATTTTAAATATCTGTAATGATATTTTGTATATTCCACAGTACGGTTCTGTGCGAAGTATTAATGTTGGTACTGCTAGTGGAATTTTGATGAATTCTTATTGTTCCAAAATCACACAAACTCTGGGCCTCGGAGTATAAAAATTTGGGGCTTTTTTGCTTGATGGTGTAACGGTAGCACCGAACCCTTTGAAGGTTTTTGTTTAGGTTCGAATCCTAATCAAGCAATTAATAAATATCTGGTATGCAAATAATCACACCCCTATTAACCCTGCAGAATCAATTGAGACTGCTTCATTGGCAAACTAAGTCCTATTCCGAGCATAAAGCCTTAGGACACGCCTACAAGGATCTAGACGGCATTGTAGACAACTTTGTAGAGACTTACTTCGGTAAATACGGAAATGTAAACGCCAAAGAAACTTTTAAGATTAATATTGAAAATTATTCAGAGAAAAATGTTAAAGAAGTTCTTCAGGATGGTATTCGATACCTTGAAAATATGACAACAAATTTGTCAGAAAATGACACAGAGCTACTAAATATCAGAGATGAGATGCTTGCTGTTCTTCAGCATACAAAGTATCTGCTTCGCCTGACATGAAAATAACAGAACTAACCTACGAAATCCGTTTGTTGGCTCGCAAAGAAATAGATCCTTCTCGTAAGGATCTATTTTACCAAGTAGCTAGTCTACTGGAATATACAGATGACCTTGTGAAACAATGCGATCTAGCAGTTTGTGATGGACTTAAGTCTGGCACGGGCCCCATTGAATTGAACGGGGAACAAATATGCCCTGTGGATAAAGAAGTTTTGGGAATGATGGATGATTTCATCACCGAACTTATCCATAAAGGCTATTTTCCCCAAGAAGATCGATGGGAAGAAATAAGAAAATTAGACGCAGCGTAATAAGGCTGTTCTAATATTCTTAGGTAGCGTGCTATGACTCTGTGCCTTAAAATTTGAAGGCATGGTTTTTTGTACTGCTTTATTCTTGTATGGGTTCTTTTTAAACATCCAAAATTTGCGTGTTTCTTCCATGATAAAATGAGTATAGATATAACAATTTGCTTGCTTGATATACTTCTTTTTGTCAATCGGAAGATCGTACTTGTGTATTAATTTTACAGCAAATTGTTCGCATTCACGTTCCATCTTACGAACCCAGTAAAATGCTTTTTTGATAGTTTTAACTGAATATTCTTTTCCACCAAACCAATCAACTACAATAGAACAATGTCTATCGGCTGTATTATAAATTTTTGATTTTTGAATCCATTGTAAAAAATGGCAATATTCGTGTAAGAGCACATCTAAAAAATTTGGTGCTTTTCGGGCTACAGAAATTGTTATGTTATTGTCATCAAAACACCCGGAACAACGGCTACCTTCAACATTTATCGCTTTACCGCGCCCTATGACCAATTTTCCATTGTAAAGTTTTAAATGTTTACGTACATGGGAGACAAACTGACGGTGTTTGTGAGTCATGGCGTAGGAGCCTCCGTTAGAACTATTTATGAATACAAATGACCCAAAAGACAATATTTTTTTATTAAAATAAGGGCTTGACAATAACCTTCATTTGTATTATAATATGCAATATAGAAAGGTTACTACTATGAATGTTACTAATATCAAGCGTCCGACTAAGATTCAGCGTGTTTGCAACTATATGTCACGGGGAAACACCTTGACTGAGGGCAAGGCACGATCCATGTTCAAGATTCGAAATGTCCGTGCCACGATGAGCGATCTTCGTGAAGCATTTGACACCTTCGGTCATCGTATGGACGTGGTTCGTGAGACCAAGAAGGGTCGTACCTTCTATCGTCTGCAAAATACGCGTTCCCGCTAAACTTTCAAAAAAGTTTAGCCTTTCAAAAACCACTCCAGTAATGGGGTGGTTTTTTATTTGAGCACCTAAATAGATGTAACTAGTGAGTAATTTATGATAACAAGAAAATGCTGTTGTACTACGGGTACATGCTGTGACCCAATTTTAAAAGATCAATTCGTAACTTTATTTGATACTGAATTAGATAGTGCATGTCCAGTATCTGATCAGGATTTAATTGTATTAAAAATTAATCGCCCGGGTTCTCAATCAACTACTAGAAACTTTGCAATAGCAGCATCTTCAACCAGTAGTGGTCCTGGTGGGGGTGGTGGGGGTGGTGATCTTGTGTGTCCACCGTGCTGTCGACAATGTTCTCGTCGTGGATGTGAATGTGGTTCCCCCGATCCTGGTCCACTCAATACTCCATTTTATGATTGGGGTGCTTCGTTTAGATGGGATCCACCTGGTAAAGCCACACCAGTTTGTGGTGCATGTTGTTGTCTAGCTCCTTCGAGTGATGATCCACGAGGTTGTGCTGGGACATGCCGATGCCAAAATCAGGGTAATGGTCCAGGGTGTATACCCCCTGGAGGTACACCATGTGATGGAGTTGGACCGTGTCCATTAGATGGGACGGGACCCAAAAAAATATTACCAAATAATGTACCATCTGTGTTTAAAACTTTTGTAAAGAAATTTTTTAAAAATTCTACTGCGTATACAGGTGATTATAAAGTAGCTACATTAGGGTATTTGAATACACTAGATGTTAGTCAAAACAAAATAACAAAAGCAAATGAAAAACAGGTATTACAAAATAAGATACCAGGCAATTTTCAAAATTTAAGATTTAAAAAGTCGTTAGAATTTTTAAGTAGATGCAAAAAATGTTTAGAAGATAATAATATTGATATTGATTGTGTTGATGCTGATAATAGTATAAATTGTCAAAATAAGAATACTAATATTTGTGAAAATTGTTCTGAAGAATGCATTAGTCTTTGTGATCCAATTTATGGTGGCACAAAACAACAAATAAGCAATAGTGAATTATTATTAAGTAATGTTAATTATAAAGATAATACGCTAGTATTAGATCCAGAATTAGATACTACCGAAGTATATTATGGAACAAAAGATGTTACAAATTTAGTAAAAAGTCTTGATGCAGGTGATTATGGTAATGATGTCAACTTACCAACCGGTCAAGACCCATGTAAAAAATGTGTATTTAGTGGTGGTAACCCAGCAGCCCCTCCAATTTATTTTATTTACAGATATTCATCTTGTAATTTTATATGGTATCCACCAGAATATGTTTTTAATTATAACCGCACACCAAGTCAGTGTCCCGGGTATATAAATCCCAAAGGAATAAAAACATGTGATTATTTCTTTGGAAGAGTAAATAAACCAGATGGTTCAGCAGAAGAGTCTTCTTTCGAAGAAAGTTGTATATCAAATATATTTGATACTCCTGGTTCTGATTGTTCCAGAGATTATAATACCTATCCTTGTCAATGTACTCAATTTCCACATTTAAGTGGTGGAATATATGA